AATACTTTCACTTGGCATCACACAGTCATTTTGGAAATGAGAAGGAGACAAGCAGATTGGTCGAAATATTAAGCCTAAATATAATGTCATATCTCTTGCCTAAGGCTCCTTCAAGCAATTATAGCCCACTTGTATTTTACTTTCAAAACGCGGTACCATTCACTTCTTGTGATGAATGTGTTGAGGTTTTTCAACACCTTGTTAAATTAGAAAAACATGCTATGTTTCATTTGAAACATCCAATTATGACATCATTTCAGAAGTTTGCAAACGAGTACATCAAATTCATATCATCATCAATCCCCATGCTTCACCATCTTTTATCAACTAAACAAGTGGTGACAAGCACTACACTCTTTTACGAAGTCATGCCCGAAAACTTCGTTAAGAAATGGGACATCAGTTCAGATATTTCTGGAGCTTCTTTCAAACTGATTTTCATTTTAAACGACACAGAGGATGTTCACCAGATATATGATAGCACATTGGGTTTACAAGCAGCATTTCCAAACAAGAAGGGCTCGCTAATCATTTATCCAAATTCATGGTTGTTTCCATTCTCGCAAAAAATAAGCTCAAATCGACAACATCAAATCGTTGTACAAACCTCTATTATTGAAAACAAGTTCCTATAGAACAACTTGTCCATCAATTACAAGAATGTCCATATCAAAATCGTAAGGAATTTGTACAGGATATATAAATGAACATGGGAAAAATATTATTTGACCTGGTAACGTATTCAAAACAAAAACATCATTTGTTTTTATATTTTTAATTGATAAACCTTCTTCACAACATGGAGAAATAACGATCTTAAATGCTACCGAATTATAAACATGGTTGAGAATCATATATTGTTTGTCATCGTCACAGCACCCTTTTGGATAAAATGTCAGATTCCATGAAATTACTTGTGATCCTTCATGGTCATTTATATTCCATGATCGTTTCACATGTTCCAAATGTTGCTTTACAAAATCTTGTATCTCATCACCCAATTCGTTTGAAATAACGTTTCCTGCAATAGATTGCATATGTTGAAGAGATGGATCAATCAAGCACATAACATTTTCGTTTATTTTGGTTCGCAAACCATCATCAAGTGAACTTTCTGAATAATATAAATAAGGAAATTCATCTGTCATTCTCATGATGTTTGCTCTGTAGGTTTGCTTTTATTGTTTTTAAATAATTGTTGCATATAGATGGAATTTTTGTTCTTTAGAAAAAACGTTTTTGACGAGACAACATGTAATGATATCATCGATTTCATGAAAATAAATGAAAACAACCAATCACCACAATATAGAGAAAAAGGAAGCCACTCACTAGCAAGTGTCATTTACTTGGACAAAAAATCGACACCGAAATCGTACATACATAAAACAATCTATGACTTCTTAAATATCATTTTTAACAATGAAATCGGACCAATAATGAACAACATCTTGGGTAAAAGACAATTCAGAAAAACAAACATTTCTTTGAAACCATATCAATATCGCATTGTTAAAGGACCTACAAGGTTACACTCTGATGGTTCTGTCATAGTAAGGATTGGAAACGAATTCTTTAACCGTGTTGGAACAGTTATTTTGACATTAAATGACAACCTTGACAGACTCGTATTTCCTGCTCAAAACAAAACATTTCTCATGGAGAGGAACTCCCTTATTTTCTTTCCATCGGAGTGGATTTATCCACATTACACAATCTTTAGCGCTAAACAACGATTTTCGATTCAGACATGGATATACCGACAGGTGAAGGTGAATGATGGCTCATTAATTAATATTCATCCACAACGCGGTATACAACGAACACCTTCATTCAGAATCATTGATGATCTTCTTGATTCAAAAGACTTTCAAGAGTGCCATTATCATTTTGAGAAGTGTCTATGGCACTTTAAAAAGCATCCCTCATATGGACTCGTTTGGATAAAGGACCTAAGTAAAGCCAGGTTTTTTACCACGTTCATTTTGTTTAAAATCATGAAAGCATTTGATATGAACTTTAAATTGAAAAACTGTTACGGGATTGGCCAAACGTTTGGGACCGGGGATGATACATTTATAAGCGAAGATTCTAACATTATGACAATTGTTCTTCATTTAGGGCAACTTCATCATAGCACACTCGTGGGATATCTTGGAGCAACAGAACTACAATACAATCTTGACTTGTTTGTTACCTCTATTTTGTTTAAGCCAAATAGATGTGTTCTTTTCTCGAACAACATTCCACATCGTGAAACGTGTCCAGGGCGATCATTAGGGATCTTAAAAACATTAATCTACTTTGAAGTTGTCTTATAGCTCTATACCATTGGATCGTAAAAGATCCAAAAGTTGCTGCGTTTTTGTAACAAAGATAGGGTTTTCAAACAATATCTCAAAATGAAAAGAAAGTGGTTGTATGTTTAATGATGTTAGAAACTGTATATAGGTTGTAAGAGCACCCAAGTATGGACTGGTTTGAGAAATTTGAATATAAAATGATGTGAATTTTATCATATTTTTCATGATTTCTAAAGAGAAATCCACTTTTTGCCATTCTTCAAGAGCGTCTTCAAAAGAAATAACTGACGGAAAGGTCTCTTCGAACTTCACATTTGTGTGAAGATCATATGTAAATCGAAACATATCGATCGAGGACGATATAGAGTCCAGAGAATTTTGATTGAAGAACCTCTCCAAGTGTTTTTTACATTTTGTACAAGGAACAATACGATGAAGTCCTTTTATACCATTTTTATATACTTCTTGCTGCTCTTTTGAGAGCAAATCGTACCTCAATGATGATGAATGTAAAAATCTCCAAAGAGCGGGTATCCAAAGCATTATTTTCTTAAAGAATAGTCATAAATTAAAACCAACAATCAAAGCAATCGAAGCAATCATAGCAAAAATAGTAAACAACTTCTCGACAAAAAGCAACATTATCTCCCGGTGCACCGGGTGCACCTTGGGAACCTTGATCGCCTTGGAGACCTTGTGGACCCACAACACCTTTTAAACCGGTTGGTCCTACGGGTCCAATCGGACCCACGGGAGATGGGATATTGACGGAAATAGATGATCCATCCATTTTAACGAAATTCACAGTGTTCATTTTTGTTGAAGCATTGTTCACAACATTGATAGATGAAATATTACTACTATTCAAAACAGTTAATTTTATTGGTGTTGACATTATCACTTATAACTATTTTAAAAACAGATAATGTTATTGAAAAGGTGGCCCTTCTATCCACAAAACTAGGCTCCTTCTTTTTCCCGACGTAACCGGAAGTACTTCATGAGGCATAAATGAAGGAAAAAGGATAACATCACCAATACCTTTTGACAATAGGTTTTCCATATTTGCTGGTGTACATAAAACAACTCCCCCCCCTTCATACTCATCATGATTTGAGAGCTGAACAATAACTGATATTTTACGAAAAACACCGGGCGGTGACGACGCTATGTCATAATGACACTTATAGCATCCTCTATACGATTCGTGATACTCTGAATATTGAATAACCTGATGAAATTCATTTATTTTAAAATCCCAAGTACAATTAGCCTCAAATATCATAGCAATGAGCCTATTATAAATCCAAAACGTGGTTTCATTTTTTGGAATCCATGCAATTTTTGATCGTCTTATATTTGAAACATTATTGTCATTTGCCATTATCTGTCCATTATCAAGCTTGAAACTATTGCAAATGGAAATAATTCGTTTCACTTCGGATTTTGAGAATCCCGATTCAAAAATATAGAAATCACCAATCAAACGTTTTTTATCGTTTTGATGGGTTTCTTTATCTTGATTGATCATAGAAAACAATTGTATGTGTTTATATAAAAGATCATCTTTTCTAAATGGCTCAAATTTCATTGCTTGTAGTAAGTGCCCTTACAACAAATTTATCGGCTAATGCGATATCTCAAACCACATCATCAACAATAATAACAATCCCTTTGTCAAACGGTACATATAAAACGGCAACAATAACAAATGAAAGGGGTCCGACCGGTCCTACGGGTCCAATAGGGGCAACCGGTGACACGGGAGCAACAGGTTTGGCGGGTTTGAAAGGGATACAAGGACCTCGAGGGCCCAAAGGTGTATGGTATCCTAGTGACATGCCGGTATGGAGAGCCACCGGATGCTGTTCAGTTTTTATAGAAGACTAAAATATTTTGTCTCAAAAAAGTAGGAATGGTGTCATTTTCAACTATTAAAGCACAACAATTAACAAATGTGACTTTTACAAATGGAAATATTATATTCACTACAATGAATAATACGACCATTACAAACTCGGTTTCAGGATCAATTGGACCAACGGGGCCGACGGGCCCTACCGGCCCTACTGGGCCAACAGGTCCAAGAGGCTTAAAAGGAGCTCCTGGGGTAGGAGGGGACGTGGGACTAAAAGGTTTAGCAGCAAATCAATAGATTGGAAAACGATTTAAAAAAATTACTGTTAAAAGTATTGAATGGAAACCTTTATGACAGATGTCGTTCAAAATATAGATGAAAATGACGTTCGGGACCTTTCTTTTCCTTCTGTCGATGATGAGTACAAAATATATATTTTAAGGCAAAACTCGATTGATATAAAACAATTTGATGAATATCTTTTAATGAAGCAAAGTAGGTTGATTCAATCGGTCTCTGAATATTTTACGCAACAAGTTGTAAATCCTTGGGAGGTAGACTTGACGGATAAGTTTTTAGAGACAATTTTAAAGTTCAAAGAAAGTACCCCTGCACGCATCTTTCCAATGATTGTACGTGAATTTAGTGAACACCATTTTCAAGACCTTCATTTTCCCAACTTGTCTCCAAACATAAATCCATATTTTAGTTTTGAGAATAATGAATTTAAATGTGTTACAATTCTTACATTCCTATCCGACCATGATGCTAAAGGTGGGAGCGTGTTTTTTCCAAAACTCGCAACAAGAATATATGCAGAAAAAGGTAAAAGTTTAATTATTTACAACACAACTAACAAAGGCGAAACCATAATGGAATCAATGTTTGGTATTTCAACAGTTATAAAAGGACAGGTAAAGATGTTGGAAACATCAATTCGTTTAAGAATATAAATGACAATTATTTTTCGCATCGAACTATAGCAATATGATCATCATCAACGAAAGTTCTAATTTTGAAACTTCTGTGAGATCAATTTTATACGATCAACTACGTAAGCAAGTGCCAGATGAGTTGACCATCTTTATTAAATTTGATTCGTGTTCAAATGTATATACAACACAAAGTAACTCACATTTTTTTCAATCATGTTCGAGTTACAATCCAATGGCATATTTCAATTTTCTGAAAAATGAACAAATATTCTTGAGCATGGAGGAGGATGCATGCGTCATTTTACAAGACTATTCATTGATAACATCATCCTTTTCATCAAATTACAACATATCCATGACAAGAATACGTGAAAACCCGTGCGAAATTCTTTTACCATGTCGAGATATTCATTTCAATGAGAATGCTGTCATTCATTCATCCATAATAAAGTTTTGTGACTTCAAAAGAATACCATCGTCCAATGAATACATTGAACTTATAAAACAAAAACAACTTCACCCAAACACTGTAATCATCGATAAACTTCAGAACCATCCAATGCTTTATATTGATAATGTTCCGCACGTTGTGGAATACAACCCCGACATGTCATATTCGTTTTTAAATGATGAATGTCACCTTATCTTTAATGAGCACAATCCCAACAATAATAAGCTCTATAAGTTCAAATTAAATGAAATATCACTATTTACGTCGGGTGCCTTTTATCCCCAATTTTCAATCCTGAATTGTACAAAGATTATAGCATATACGGGAAAGTATTCAATACAAAAAGGGCTAGATATTCAATCCGTCGACGGAGAACTCTTATAGCCCTAACGTCCAATGTATACGTTTAAATTTGAATATTGATTTTAACATTATAGGATAGCATATACTTTTTCTGATATGGATCATGCTTTACCTTATTTTATTAAATTTGAAAATGAAAGAAGATTTACTAAGATTCCAGGTCACCAACCATGTAAGTCTTGTTTTCCAAAATTTTATGATTCGCAAAAATATGAAATCGAACTTAACGAAGGTTCTTGTCTATTCATACCAAAATATTGGTTCCATATGTGCTTTTCAGAGAAAGCAAATATGAAGTCTGGACTCAATATTGCTCTTAATACCTGGTTTGAGTTGAATGTTAGTCCATTGTCAAAATCAGAAAAAGAAGTTCTTGAAGAGGTCAGAATATTAAGTACGATCATTCCAACGCACAATGAATGCTCATCTGAACTATTACAAGATCATTCCGGAAACAGTTTTCCTTTTATCTCAAAGCACACACTTTCTCATGACGAGTTTATGAATATAGAAACCCTTAAGAACCTCACCGTTGATAGATCAAAAAAGGTAAACGTACATTCAAGTTTATCAAATTGTTTTGATTCAAATTTTCTTACAAATCCCACTACTATAATGAAACAGCAAACAATGGAGTTGTTTTTGACAAAAGCAAGACAACAACAAGAGATGGGAAAAGAATTTTTTTACATTTCTGCGATGGCACCGAAGAACGAGTTTTCTGAGAGGTTAACTCCTCACGGCATTCGTGAGATTGCAAATGAGCATCCAATCGATGTGTTCACATGGATCAATTTTGGAAATGTGCATACAATATGCCATTATGATTGTCGTGATAATGTAATAAGTCAAATTCATGGGAAAAAGCGAATTTTTCTTTTCCC